GGAATAGGTAAATTATTAGGTTTGGCAGAAGGTGGTATTGCAACTGGACCAACTTTATCTATGATTGGCGGTAATGGTAATTTTTAATGTATCGTTTAGTTCCTTTCTTTTTGTTTGTAATTTCTTTAATTGCTCCTCATTATTTGCTTCTTTACCTATTGCAAGTTCTTGAATAGATGCTAAGTTTACAAGGTTTGTATAATATGCTTTGTCTTGTCCTAATTTTGCATTTTGTATATCAGCATTATCTTTATATAAATCTTGTAAATTTTTTAATGCGGTTTTAGCTGCTTTTTGGTCTTTGCCTACAATTACATCAACTAAATTTATACCAACAGACCTATTTGCTTGTGCTTCTCCAGCAATTTTATAAATGTCTTTATTTAACTTACTAAGTTCTTCTCTAAATTTCTTTAATTCTTCAGCTGGACCTTTAAAGAAGTTTGATATTTCTTTACTATAAGTTACTGCCAAAGAAGATACAACACCCAAAGCAAGACCAATACCTGCCGGACCAGTCAACGCACCAAAAGCTAATTTTGTTAAAGATGTTCCAGTTTCATTTGCTTCAACTTGTAATCGTTGGAAAGATTCTAATAATGGGTTTAAGTTATTGGCAATACCTATAAATCCGTATGGAGCATCTTGTGCAACTCTTGATAAGTTTGAAATAGCGTTTGTTGCTTGTCTGCTTGATCCTGGTACTTTATTAAACGCATCCCCCATTTGCGTTGTAGCAGTAACAGTTTCTTGTATATTTTGAACCGCTTGTTTATTGTCGGCGGTAATGGTAATTTTTAATGTATCGTTCATCTTATTTATTTACTCCGTACAACTTTAATGTTCTTGCCAACTGCTCATTACTTATAAATGTCTTTTCTTCTTCTTCTACTTCTATGTCATCCAGTTCTGGTATGTGCCAAAAAGATTTTAAACTCTTTGGGCTTTTTTCAGTTGTATTACTTAAGTATATAATATAGGCGAGGTTTCTTGTCCTCGCCCATTCATTTAACTCGTTTCTTTCCTTTCCCATAACAATTATAGAAAAGTCTTTCCACGTCATCTCCCAAAATTCATTTGGGCGTATACCACATTCAGCAGCCTTAACTAATACATCATCCCAGTTTAGCTTTATTAGGCTTTTTTTTTTCTTCTTCTTTAGGCTTCCCTTGTACTGAAATTATGGTTGTTTCTACCACATATTTCATATAATCTACAATTTGACCTTCCGTTTTAAAAATAGAGCCTAATTCATCAATCCAATCACAAGCATCAGCCTCCGTATAAACGATTTCATCTTTATTTGAAACACAAGCAGACTTATAACCGATATACACCAATTTAATGATGTTATCTAAATCAAAATGTGATTCACTTAATAGAGTGAAATACTTGTCAATGGTTAAACCTTTAGCGTTGCAAAATTCTCGCATTGCCCAAGTTCCCCATTTTAGATTGATTGTTTTGTTGTTGGTTTTTAATTGGAACATAGTTTTTTATTTATTATACAGTTTCAGTTTGCGTTAATGGTGGAGTTGTTACAACGAAAGTTGCAGTAAACTTCACATCATCTTTATCAGCAGCGTTTACACCAAAGTTGCTAATGAAAACAGTACCAGAATAAGTAATATCTCCTGCACTTGGAGTTGCTTTACCCATCTTCATAGCGAATTGAGTTTTAGCAGCGTGTGCAGTGTATAATTGTTGGTAGCTATCTTTAGCAGGAGTACCAGTTTCATCAATCGCAAAACCTTCACACTCGATAGATTGGTTAAATGATGGACTTGGAGTGTAGCTATCGCCACATTTAGAAGTTGCATCAATCGTACCTAAAGTTGAAGTGATTGAGTTAGAAGTCAAACAAGCTACTGGCTTGAATGTTCCGTCATTGTCTATGTCAGCTAATAGAATATAGTCTCTACCGCTTACTTTTGTTTCTGCCATTTTATTTTATTTTAGTTTTGAGTTATTGTTATATTATAAGTTATTAATACTCTAAAAACGTTATCCAAAGGATTTATGCCATCTAAATTCCTAATGCTCTCTACACTTAAACTTGATGCAGTAAACCCATTTGAAAGGGTTATTGTGCTATCCGAGTTTATTGCCGCCAATACTAAATCGCTAATCGCTTCAGCTCGTTTATATCCAAAGTTAGCATTTTTTGTAATAATATCAACTATGATAGAAATACTATTTGTATAACCTTCTTTCCCTTGTTCTTGGCTTGATGTTCTACCAGTCAAAACAATATATTCGCTACCTGCTCCGTCTGGTGCAAATCCATCATAAACAACCAAATTGGTTGCAGTACTTACCGCAGTATAAAACCACTTTTTTATCTCTATATTAGGATTTAACATCTAATAGTAATTTTAGTCTTTTTATTAATTTAGGCTTCTCAATCTCGTATGAAGGTATCAAATAAGGTTGTGGTCTAATGTTTATAGTTCTTATTCCTCTGCCCTTAAATATCGTTGCTAACTCCTCATATCCTTCAGGAACACTTACAAGTCCACCAGTACCGAACTCTATATAAGCAGCATATTTGGCTTTAGATTCCACCGCAAATGTCAAATCTCCAATAGGCACTAAAGCAATGTTATTCCTTAAATAACCTAAATCTACTGGAGCAAGTCTTTTTGCACTATTTTGTATAGTCAAAGCAGACGCATTAATCTCATCCCCTACCTTTTCCCTTAACTTTACATCAATGCTTTTTAACGCATTTTGTATATCTTTTAGTCCGTCTAATCTAACTACAAATGCCATTACTTGTAAATTATAAGTTCTAAAAACCTATGCTGATTCTCTACATCCTTGATTGAGTGTATCGTATATCTTTCGTTTTCTATCTCCACTTCGTCATCATCTTGTATAGATGCCCCCCAACGAATATAAAGCTTGTTTCTTTGGTCAAAAGCTAATTCTAAGTCATCTACTTCCCTTACCTTGTTATCTGGTCTTAAATCGCCCCAAACTGTGCTTGTAAGGGTAAACGTAGTAGTATATCCACCTTGACCATCACTTGCTCGTTGAGAGGTATAAATATTTACTTCCCTTGTCATAGTGTTTGCGTCTATATAGTCCGATTTTGCTTTTCCTAACTTCATAATTATAAAATTGGGCTAATTCTTGTCCAACGTTGACACGCTTTCCAAGACTTGTTACAAATACCAGTATCAGCGTCTAAACCTCTATTTTCGTAATCGTAGCTAACTTGATCCAATATAGCCAACTTTAAGTCAGTTGGGATAGTTGTGTAACCAGCTTCATAAGTAGCCTTTAAATTAAAGTATCTTGGATAATCTAATTTAGGGAACTCATCTCCGATTAACTGAAAATCAGTACCAGTTATTTCTAATCCGTTTTGCTCCATATCAAACAACTCAAATGTAGAAATGTCTATTGGTCCAAAAGGAATGTCAAAGTTACCGCCAATGTTATTGAAATACGTTGTTATGTCTTTAGGGATCAAACTCAATCCAGTTGCCACTTCTATTGCTTCCCTTGCTTGTTTGATTAACATTGTGATAAGTGTATCATCTGCCGCAGTTGTAACCCTACAATAATTTTTTGCTTCTGCTAATGTAACTGGTTCAACTACTGGAGTAATTGGTATCGCACTAAAGTCATTAATATAATTGGAATAAGCCATATCCTTTTTTTACAAAATTAGTTAATTTATTTCAATAAAAAACCCCCACCGAATTGGCAGGGGTCATTATTTACTAAACGTTAAATTTAGCTAACGTTACCCATATCAGCATAGATAGCTGAAGTAGTCAACATTAAGTTGATGTCTTCGTAACACTCAATACGAGCAGTTACCAAGTTCTTTTGGAAGTTATCGCCATTCTCATAAGAAAACTCGATTGCTAAACCTTCAACTTCAACTCTTTCTAAGTAGCTATTATCAAAGATTAATACTTTGTCATCAGTTACCCAAGAAGCAGAAACAACTGGAACACCCCAGATTGTGATACCGCCATTAGGGCTAACAACTACTGATCCGTTACCTGCGTAGTAACCAGCAGCAACAGTTGCTTTCAATAAGCGACCCATTTGCGTTTGAGATACTAAAGCGTAAGAAGGAACGAAGTTTGCAGTCTTTTGGTTACCGATATAATCGATTAATTGTAACAAATCGTTAGTTTCAGCAGTAGTTGTAGAACCAGTTGCAGCACCAGATACAGTTGTAAAGAAAGCAGCGTTTTCAGCCTTGAAGAAATCTCTTTGTAACATTCTTGGTAAAGTCTGTGTCATAAATGGTAAAGACTTTAACATTTGCTTTGAAAAAGTAGAAAAACCAGCAAGGTAGTCGTTTACTACTTTAACCTCTGTTAAAGAGTAGTTGTTCTCACCTTTATCGTTACCTTCAGTTTGAGCACCAATGTTGTTAGTCAAACCGCTATTCTCACGATAGTAAACATACAATCCGCTTTCACTTCTAACAGTAGGGATTAAATCTCTAAAGTTGATAGATTGAGCAGGTTGGATTGCAGGGTTTGGAGCATAAGAAGCTTGTGCATCTCCAGTTAAGTTACCACTTAAAGTCATAGTCTTAACGTCAGATAAATCTAAACGGAACTTACCATTAGACTTCAAACTCTTTTCCATTTCGTCAAACTTACCATCCATTTTCTCCAAGATAGCATCATCCAAGAATTTTACTTCTTTCTTTTCTGCTTTCTTTTGAGCAGCTAATTGTGAATCAATTTGCTTTTGTAACTCGTCTTTTACAACAGTTACTTGTGCAGCCACCTCTTTAATTTGAGCTTCTGCATTAGCTTGAAAACCTTTAAGGTTCTCTGCCATTTCGTTAATTACGTTTTCCATTTTTACTTTTTAAATAGATTATTAAATTGTTTAATCGCCTTTAATACTTCCTCATTACTTGCTTCTTCAACTGCTGGTGTCGGCTCAACTGCTTCTGCGGGTTGAGTGATTGTTTCAGCTACTTCCAATGCTAATAATTCAGCTTGTATTTGTTTTATTTGAATCTCCATTAAAGCAAAGGTATCGTCTGTGAAACTTCCACCTCTAAATGCCTTAATTAAGTTTTCTAATCGCAAAGATAAGTTTTCTTTAGTTTCTTTGAACTCCCCTTTAAAACCCAATGTTGGTGTTTCTGGATTAGCACCCCAAAGTACCGCTGAACCTTCATAAAGTTTTAATTCAGTAATTGTTCTAATGCCAGTCTTTTGGTCAACATCCGATTTCAAAGTACTAAAGCCGATTGAGTGTTGGTTGATTAAACCTGCTTCATATAACTTGATAGCATCTTCGCCACATTCAGTTTCTATTAAGTCAGTAACCGCAACAAGCATATCGCCCTCAATGTACAATTCTTTAGGCTTACCCAAAGTATGTGCCATATCAGCTTTATGGTCAACTAAAGACCAAATCATATTTTTTCCCTTTGGTCCACGTTCTTTGATGGTCTTTGTAAACGCTTCAGCAACGATTATATCGTTGTCTAAATCAACGTTGCCAATTCTTGACCAACACGCTTTTACTGTTCTTGTTTCTGGTTCAATATCCAGAATCATATCATTGTAGCTTTTGTTTTCAATCTTACTCATATAACAAAGTTATTAATTTTTTTTAATCTTGTAGTAAATCTCTAATTAAGTTAGAAATTTCCATTAATGCCACGTTAGTAATCAAGTTCCAAACTAACCCCATATCTCCTTTTGGGGGATTGTTTTGTAGTTTTAATAGTTCTCCATTTGCTCCCCTAACTGCCTCGTAACCTAACGTGCAACGGCAATTAATAACATCCCCAGCTGATCCACTTGAGTCGCAAGGATGTAGCATTTGCTCAAAACCACCAGTTTTAGTTTTAACATTAAATTTTTCATCAAAAGGTATTTTAGTTCCGTCTAAATGGAAATGGTCAAACATATCTCTTGGCACTCGTCTTGTTCTATTATCCCTTGCTGCAATCCATTCCTTTAATGTAACTAATCCAGTTGCAGTTGCACCTACCATTGAACCTATGTTTGCGGCTCTACCAGTTTCAGTTCGTGCAATCATTTCAGCACGATAGTTCGTAATTCCTGCCGTTCTTAATAGCTTGATTGTTTCAGGTAAAGTCAATCCTTCTTCAACCGATTTTAGTAAGTATTGTTGAATTTGTTTTTTAGTGGTATCAGTAATTTCAGCACTAATTTGGTCTAATCCTTTTTGCTCTAAATAAGCCAACATAACATAGGTAAATAAATCCGTTTGCTTACTCTTAAATTCTTCTGGTCCACAATAAGCCTTTGCAGTTTTCTTGATGTCTTTATCGACAATTTGTGCCATCTTAACCCCCATTGCAATATGAAGGTTTTGGATGGTCTTTTTTATAGCTTTGTCGCTGATAGCGTTTAAATCTAACGTATCGCAATAAGTATCTACTTGCCTTTGTAGTTCTTTCTTGAACTTTGGCGAATAGGTCTTTAATGCGTTTGCATATAGTTTTTTATAGTCTTGCCAAATCATTTGTTAGGATTGTATGCCCAATTCTTTAGGGAAATATCCCTTTTAGATGGACACTCTTTGTTTACTGGTTCGCCTTGCTCCATATTCTTCATTCTACTAACAAAACTAATTGTTCTATTAGCAGCCTTTACTTCATTTGCACCCCAATCAGCCTTTTTAGTACTTAACAATCTTAAGTTCCTATTTATTGGGCTTCTATCTAATGAAGCCAATTTACTGCATCTTGTTTCACTCCAAGCCTCTAACTCCGAATAAGACATATTAACTGTATCGTGGTACTTTGCGTAAACCTCGTCTACAATCTCCTTAAGGTCAGCTTTTAAGTCAACCTTTAAGTCAAATAACATATCTAAAATATCGTGGCTATTCATTTGGTAGCGTTAATGGTTGAAACTCATCTGGACTTTGTAAACTTGAAGGAATGTATAGTTTTTCCATTTCCTCTTGGTCTATGTATGCAGGTATTTCCAATCCCATAATATCCATCTTTTGCTTTGGTGCAATCCACCACGCTTTATCCAACCATTCTACTTGTTCAGCTTTGTTTGCTTCTAATTCTCCGTAAACACTTGCATCAAAGTCAACATAGATATTAGTACCTCTATATCCCCAATCGCTATGTAGTTTACGATTTAAATTATCTCTAATACCAACTAATAAAGGAATAGCACAACGTAAAGTCAATGCCTTTTCTCCTTCTCTTTGGTTGTTATAAGTCTTATTATCGCTATCGTTTAAAAGTTGTGCAGGTACTCCGTAAATGTTACAAAGTGCTTTCATATCCCACTTCTCACTTTCAATAATATCTAATTCAACTGGACTTAATCCAATTTGTTTCCAATCTACTTTATATCCACTAACCGCAATAGAATTATAGTTAGCTGCACCGCCTTTTTCGCTTACCGCCTTTTTAAGTGCTTGTGCTTGTTGTGTTCCGCTGATTGGATCAAATCTATCATCATTCATAAAAAGAACTCCAGCTGGACCACCATTCTGGAAAGATGCAACCGCCGCAGTCTTGGCTTCGTTCGAACGAGTCAAGTTTTTCGCAGCAGCCATCAAAGGAGATTGACCATATAGTTGATTGCCAGTTGTATTCCATTGTGGATTGAAGTATTTATCTTGTAATATTTCTTGTTTCGTAAAATTCCAAAGTGGTCCATAGTTTAATTGGTAACCTGCAATAGTTGGAGGGAAGTTTTGAATGTCCGCTAAAACATACATATATTGAGATGGCAATACATACATCTCATAAGGTTTGCCGCTATTGTTACCGCCCTCAATCATCTTTGCATATACGAAAGAATTACCAGTAATCAATTTAAACGCACTCCACGCTTCAACGAAATCGCCAAAGGTATCATCTTCATTTGGGTACTTTAACAACTCGTTTAATCTTGCATCTCCAGTATATAATTCAAATGCTTTCTTATGCAATTTCTCCATCTCTTTCCAGTTCTCAATCTTATCTGGTTGACTCATTAAAGCCTTATACTTTTTTGCAGAAGGTTCATCAATTACTTTGTAAACGTTGAATGGTGCAAGTTTTACCTTATCAGTAATTAATTTAATGATTGAGTAAACAATATCATTTGCTGAATAACCATCACGCACAAAGCTGATGTTATCTCCGCCTTGCCAAGTTATGATTGATTGTTGAATAGCTATTTGACTATTGAAAGGTATTTGTGGTAAAACAGTTGATAGCTTTTGTCTTTTAGTGAAAAAGTCCAGTAATCCCATTATATATGAATTTTAAACAAAGTTAGATAATTTTATACTAAAATACGGACACTTCAAATTTTATCTTATTTAAGTGCGTATAAACTGCGTACCTACAAGCATCAATAGCATCATCATTTGCCTTTACTGGTTCTTCTATTACGTTATCGTTTTTATCCTTTTTCCATTTGTAGGATTGAAATTCCCTTCTTAAATTATGGCTATTGTAGTGTATGTTTATAGGATAAGACTTCATTTTAACAATCCCTGCCCATACATCTTTGACCGCAGGTTTGATGTTGAATCCTAATCGGTAAAGTTCCTCAATACTTTTTGGTTCGGCTGCATCTGCATAGATTGTTGCTCTATCTGGTAGCTTCTCTTTAATCAATCTTGATAAGTCCGATAAAGTCAATCCGCTTTGGTATATTATCTCCTCAAAATAGTTTTGTCCTTCGTAGTGGGTAACCTTAACCAATGCTGCCGGATGCACATAACCAAAGTCCAAACCATAGAACACATCTCCCTCTGGTGCTTGGTCGTATTGCTTCCATTGTGTGTATATTAATTCCTTTGCTGCTCCTCTTTGCCCTAACCCATAAACCTTCCACATAAAGTCATCCGGCAAATCCTTGTACTGCTCAATGTTCTTTATTTGGCTTTCGCTTAAGTTAGATAGGTTGTTTAGATAGGTTGAATGAATACGTTTGTTTATTGGGTTGTCTGCTACCTCGTATACCCAACTAACGAAATCGGCAGGATTCCAATCAAGGAATGATTGACCAGTTGTTCTAATCAAAAGTTGGTCAAATAACGGCTTACTAATAAGGTTAGCCTCGTTTACGAATAAAATATCCCTTGCTGGTCCTTTGGCTTTATCAGGGTCTTCTAACCCAAATAACTCAATGTAACTTCCGTTCTTAAATGTGTAAATCCTATCGGTTCGGCTAAAGTCATCTTCTTCCCATAAGTTCCAATCATCCATAATAGTTTTGAAATCCCTTAACGCACCACGCTTGATGTGGGGCAAAGAGTGTGAAACGATTGAGATTCTTGTCTTTGGATTGCCTAAAGCTAAATAAACTAATAGCTGAATGATTGAATAAGTCTTACCGCTTCTTGATCCACCTTCGTTGCATATTACGGGATAACCTTGCTCAAATGCCTTTTTATTGGCATAGAATACTGGAGTAGCCTTAATCTTTAATTGGTTGACAATCTGCATCTGGTTCAATGGTTATTTGCACACTACCCTTAATGTCAGCGGTTATGTCTGTTGTTTGTTTTGGTTTCCCCTCTAATCTATCCACTACTGCCTCATATGCTCTTTGGTCGCCTTTCAATGCCTTACTAATCATTTGCATATCCATTAGTTCAAGGACAGTAAAATCTTCTTCTTCGCCAGTTATAGGGTTACGTTTCTTTTGTACTAATTCAAGCAAACGCAATAATCTTGTTTTGCTATTTTGTACCCCTTTAGGTCTGCCATTAGGGTTGCCGCTTACCCCTTTTTCAAAATGTTTTAAGTTATCTATTCCTGCCATTGTATTTCCATTGTTTTACAAAGATATGCCACAATTAGGGCAAACATCACCTTTCTTGGTGTTGTCTATCTTTTTTGGTTCATCTATTGTTGGTGCAAGGAAGTCAACATTGACCCCCCATTCTTCTAAATCTTCTAATTGCCAATTGTCATTTGCTAACATATCCATATCCCACATTCCATAGTGGGTGTTGTCTATAACGAGTAATTTTTGCTTCTCTTTATCAGTTAGGTTTGACATCTTGATTGTTGGAACATCTTGTATGCCTAACTCTAAACAAGCACGATACCTTTGGTTGCCACCTAAAATAACATTATTCTCATCTATGATTAAAGGTTTTGCTTCAAGCAACTTTGGGTCATCTTGTATTGACTTAACCAACTTTGCAAAATCAATCGCATCAATCTTGCGTGGATTGTTTGGGTTTGTTTTGATTTCGTTGATGTTCATTATCTGTTTTTTGTTGGTGTTCGTATTGAAGCCATTTGTGGCACTTCTACTTTCTTTAGGTTTTCAAAGCCTAACTTCTTACCGCAGTTGCAGGTAAACTTAAATGTCTTTAGTTCGCTTTCCCACACAAATTCCTCTACTATTCCGCATTTGCATTTGTAGGTTCTTTTACAATAGGTGTCTTTCATTATCTGCCTTGTCTATTATATGGTTTAACTGGTTTGTCCTTTGGACCAGATGTCTTTTTGTACTTACCGCACTTCCTTTTACCGAAGCTAACTTTGTTGTTGCTACTTACTTTCGCCATAATTATTAATTAAATCAGCCATAAAATCAAATGCCTTTTCCTTTGTTTCGCCAAAGATATAGTGCTTTACTCCCTCTATTTCACAAGTGAAACAAAAGTAGCCGGCAATTACCTCCTCTTTGCAGGTGTCAAATATGTTACTTCTATCAACCATTACACATATTTAAAGGTTGTATAATTAGGTCTTTTACCTAATAACTTCTGTATTAAATTAGAAGGAAGCATATTTATAGATTTTGCAGCTTCAGTTGCAGATTCATAAAATATACCATTTTGAGTATCTAAAACTAGTTTTACTCTTGATAACCTTCTATTAGTTAAATTTAATTGATTATGACTTTTTAAGCCATTTTTAAATGCGTGTTTAAGGTTTTCGCTACAAGATACCCATTCAAGATTTGCTACCCTATTATCAGTTTTAATGCCGTTTATATGGTTTACTTGTGCTTTATTATTAATATTATTAATATAATTTTCTGCCACAATACGATGAACATTTAATGTTTTACCTATTTTATTATTATATAAGCATACAACTGCATAACCATATTTACTAATACCAAACTTTAATTTTCTATTAGTCTTTTTATTAATTATATCTCCTTCTTTGCTAACTAAATAATTAGGATATTCTTTAATTTCTATCATATTTTATATTTGTCAATTATATCGTTTAACTCTGTTCTTGACCACTTCTTTATAAGCCGTGCGTTTTGTTCCAAGTGTATTAAAACTCCTTCGCCATACTTTTCAATTATTCCTCTTCTATAACCTATCAAATGGAACTCATCAAATCCGTTGCACTTCTTACACTCTCCATTTACATTGTATTCATCAAACCTTAATGCTGAACCTCCCTTAACTGGTGCGAAATGACCTGCATCCATTAAGTCAGTTGTTAATGTTTTACCGCAACTGATACAAGTAAAGTACCCATCTTGGCTATCTCTTTTGCGTATATAAGCATTGAAAACCTTTTGAGCCTTTGCAGTTAGTTTTGGTATTGTTGTTAACATAAAGCAAAATTAGGTTTACTTTTTCAATCTAACAACACAAAGTCTTTCTTTATACTTGTATCGTTTTTTGTTAATTGGGTTCATATAAGTCATTATGGTTTTATAATCAGTACCTAAAAACCTAATGGCTTTTGCTATTGACCTAAACCAAATTTCTTCTTTAGTATCTAAAAATATCAATCTTACTTCAATGTTGTTGTTAATCCCAGTCATTTCATTAATCGCTTTATTTCATATAAAACAGATGCCGTTAGATATAAAGTACAAGCCAACGGAACTGCTACGAGTGTGAACTTTAATAGTTCGTAAATAAATTTTAGTTGTTTCATAAGTTTAAAAATACCCCCACCGATTTACCCGAATTACTACATTGGTTAAATAATATGGTGGAGGTTATAATTTATTGTGCAAAAATAAATACAAAGTGTATCTCTTGCACTCGTTTTTAATAAATATTTCGTTGTTTAGTTTCTCCAAGTCTTTAGGATGCTTTGCAATCGCCTTATAGTGTGCTATTATTTTGTTCTTTATATCTTGTGCCTTGTCTTGTCCTAAATTTTCCTTGTTTAGCACTTTTCGTTTCCATAGAACATCAAAAGCCATAGTATTTAGCAATTCCCAGCCTTTTTTAGCAGACTTCTCCCAATTTTGGTACAATGCCTCTATTATTTCATCATCTTCAAGTTTTGGTACTTCTACTGGTGCAGGTTCTACATAGGTCTTTTGCCTAACTTGAACCGCTATCGGTTTATAAGCAGCCATCACATCCCCAAAGAATTTAGGTGTAAATGTTATCGCCTTGTCAACTGAAAGCTTACCCATTGCGTAAAGTTCAAACGCAACTCCAAGTTCTTTTAGTTTAAATTGTCCATAATTCTTAATTACAAATTCACAAAGAAAGGCAAATAGTTCTATTGTAGGTGTTTGGCAACCGCTTAATGCTATACAAGTTTTTAAATGCTCTTTTACCTCTATTGGCGAACATCTGCTTATTGCCATAGTATCTAAAGCTTTAACAACTTTCAATTCATCTGGTTCAAGTTTAGAGATTTCGTAAAGCTTCGGCTTCTCGTTCAGCGTAAGTGAGTTTATGGATTGGGGTATTATTTCGTTTAATGATTTCATCATTCCAAGATTTGTTGTTTATAAATGATTCAGGGTTTTTACGGAATTGTTTGTCTGGTACTGCTTGTTTGTAAAGGTCAATATAATTCATTGCATTTTGCCTTTCTTGATCCGTTAATTTATGCCACTTCTTTTTTAGCTTTTGCTTATCTCCTACCTTTTTATCATAATCATTCCAAAACCACTCAAATTCTATATTTATATTTTCATTTATAGTTATAGTTCTATTTTCAGTTTCAGTTTCCATATGCTTAGCATATGCTTCGCTTGTGCTTTCTTTTTTAGTTGATTTAGCGTTATTTCTTCTACTTTCGCTGAATTTTTGCCTTCTTATGGTTTCATTGTACATTCTTTCATTGTAGTATAAACCATCTTCAACTTTAAATTTATCCCAAATCTCAACATCATATGCTTTGCATATGCTTAACATATCCTTTTGAGTTAATTTGCCTTTTTGATGTTGTAAACATAAAAGTCTTATGTATTTACCAACTTGTGCATCATCCATTGTAAAAGTGCCACTAAGGAAATCGCTTGTATAAAATAATACCGCAGGGTCTTTAGCCATAAAAATAAAAAAGGCTCTCGGCAGTCCCCCCCAGTAGGATTAGGGGTTATGCTTTGAGCCAATAAGTTGTTAATGGATATCCTACATCCGTTACAAAATTACTACTTATTTACCATTAATTCAAATTCTTCTATTGCCTTAAATAACTGGTGTGCAAGTTGTGGTACTATTGCGTTTCCGTAAGCTTTTATTGATTCGTTTCGCCATTTAGAAAAGGTAATAGAGTCCAATTCTCTGGAAATCCCATCATCTCCTCCACAAATTGTGGGTTTAGTTGGGAATAAGCTGAAATCCCTTCTCTCAAAAGATGTCCTGCTAAATTGTTTCTTTTTATTTGACTCGGAGGCAATGTGCTGTTCGTATATTCTTGTAGTGTTGGAGTTGGTAGCATTCCCATTGCTATAAAGTGAGTTAGATACATTGCTCTCCTCTCTCCTCCGTACATCTCTTTCCTTGTTGCTACTTGTTCTTGTGTTGGTATTATTGACCTCGTGCAATTTGGAGTAGGCAATAAACCAGATTCTATATCTTTGGTGCGGTGCGTTGACACCTGCAGCTGGAATAAGAAACGATTGGACTTCATATCCTTCCCTTTCCAAGTCATCGTACACCTCGTTGAAAACCAACCCTCCATTCCAGTTAACAAGTCCACGAACGTTTTCGCCAACAACCCATCTGGGTTTGACTTCTTTAATGCAACGGAGCATATGTGGAAAGAGATGTCTTTCATCGGCTTTCCCCAATCTTTTCCCTGCACTTGAATAGGGTTGGCATGGGAATCCTCCTGTGAGTATATCGACTTGTCCTCTGTGAATAGAAAAGTCTGTTTTAGTAATGTCATTGTAACTTATTGAATTTGGAAAATGATGTTTTAATACTCTTTGACCAAAAGGATTCCATTCGCAATGAAATAGATTTTCCCATCCCATCCATTCAGCAGCTAAATCAAATCCTCCGATCCCACTAAATAAGGATGCGTGTGTCATAATGAATATTGTGCTATTTGCTTTTTGTTTTTTAATTTGATTATGGTAGTTTTAATATCCATACCATCATTTCTTAAATCAGCTATTCGTGCTGCTAATCTAAAGCAACCGAACTTGTTTAAAGCATCAATAGGGGTTAACTTTTTACCTTTATTTAGGTAGTTGGCTATTTGTGTTGTTTGGCTCATAGTGTTTTATAAGTGCTTAACGTTTTCACCCAACGAGGGGTTTTAGAATGGCAATGCTGAATTATCAGTTGGATGTGATTCGTGTTCTTGCTGGTTTTGTGCGTACTCCTTTTTAGATTCAAATTCGTACTTTTTACCTCTACCGCAATAAACTTTCTTTGCTTTTTCTGCTCTTTCCTCTTTAGTTTGATTGTTCCAAACTGAATGAGTATTGCCTTTGTCATCAACTTCTTTTAAGTTGTCTGCTGCAATATTTGCGTAGTGTTTTACTCCAGTCTTTGTTTGAACTGGCTTCCAATTAATGTCCTCTTTACAAATGTTTAGTACTAACATATTTATTTATTTAAAGTGATTGTATAAGTTTGTTTATAAGACTTCAAAGGTATTGCACCCCTTTCGTATTTTTTAGCGTTTTCTTCAATTTCTTTTTGTTCCTCTTTAAGAACGTCTATTTGCTTTTGAAGTTCTGCCCATCTTGGCGAATATGCTGCATAATCATACGTTTGACTATCTTTTAGGCTCATTGCTGCCCCTAAATGGTCATACTTACCTTTTGGGCATTTGTCTAAAAAGTCAATAATATGTTCTTCTGCATTGGCTCTTAAAGACTTCGCAAAGTGTTCCACGACTGAAATCTTTACTGCAATATCTTCAGCCTTGATTGTACCATCATTTAGTTCATTAGCTACATTTTTAGCTAACAATTCTATATCGCTTTTACTTGGGGCGATTTCCCAAATTAATACTTCGTTCATATTATAGCGTTTGTTTTTTCTTTGTGAATAATTTAGTTACTTCCTTATCTGCTAACTGCTGATTTAAGGTGTATAGTTCAGCCAATTCGTTTGTGCTTACACATAAATCAATTGCTAATTCTAAATCCTCAATGTTATCGTGCGTCTTGATATATGCAGGTTTCTCATCACTTTGTGCCATCTCATCCCCAGTGTATAAACCGCTTAAATCTTGTGGGTATGCTTTTCTTAATGCTAATGCTTCTGCTACTTTAGATAACATTGTATGTGGCATTTTCGCCCACAATCCCATTGGTTTGCCATCATTTGTGCGTTGGCAATATTCATCCCAATAAGCTATTCCAACTGCTGCCTCATATCGTAAATCATTGTGAAATCTAAATACTGATACTTTGCACGAAATTAACTTTCCATCTTGCTCAACAAAGATTGGTTCACTTTGTCCACCATAGTTCCCACTACGTTCTGCAATTACCCTAAATCCGTCTATGCTCGTTTGAATGGTCATCTTTTTAGTCCAGCCAGTAGGAGTTTTTACGTTTCTGTGTATGCAATAAATTTGTCTTGAAAGTGCATCAAGTCCAGTACGTTGTGCTTGATATAAAAATAGTTTTAGTTCATCAACTGTTGCTTCTGGTGCAATCTGCGATTTTACTAACTCTACTTGGTCTTTCGTGTAGGATAATTGTGGCTTTTTAGCCAGTTGTTGTTCGTTCATATTGTTTGGTTTTAGAGTTTAAAATTAAGGTCTTTTGTGTTAATAACCAAATTAAAGTACCACATTTAAGTTGAAAACATCTTTTTTTATGGTATCATCAAACTTATTTGTGAGTTGTCCTCTAATCTTTTGAATTGAGTGCAGGACTGTTGTTCTATCTCTTTTGAAGATTTGTGCTATTTCCTCACTATTTAATTCAGTTCTATCTTTTGCAAAATACATAGCCATTTGCCTTGCCAATGCAACTTCTTCGCCTCTATATTTAGACATCAATTGTCCATAAGGTATCTGGTAGTAGTTGCAAATCTTTTCAGCCATTGTAATCGTGTACTCTTTTTGTTCTTCTTTGTTCATTCTAATTGTTTTTATGTTTAAGTGTTTGTCTAATAAATCTTTTAATCTTTCTATCTCTTTTTTTAGTTCTTTGTTCTTTTCACGCAAAACCTCTATTTCAAGTTCTGCCATATATGTTTTGTGTACTTCTCTCATTAAAAATGTAAAAGGTTTATTGGAAGCATAAAGTCCTCCGTTAATGTATAAAGGTCAAGGATCAAAAAATGGTAGCTTTTGAGGATGCGTTTTTGTATTTGGTTCATTCTTGCAATCTTTATTAGCAAATCTTCTTCGCTAATCATTTTCCTTGTAGTGTCTAAACCTTGCCTCCATAAAGCTAAATCATCTTCAAATAGATTTTGCCTTTTTTGTGCTTCTTTTAGTAGTTCCAGTAGTGTTGCTGCTCTTTTGTGCAGCTTTAGTTGTTTCGCTTGGTAGATTAGTT